GGGTCACCGAGGTGACCTTTGTTGAACCCACCGAAGAAGATGGGTCAAGGTAATGTGCTGCAAACCTGGGTGTACTGATTCCAGGGGTGAAACTGTCAGTTCTATACTGCCTGATCAGAGTACCGACGTGGTCGCTTCCCAAACATACCAGAGCCGTAATACTATGGCTAAGATATGGAGATGGGTCGGTTCCACCGTATTCTCTGATGGCCCTATAGATTGCCGAAATGGCAAACGTAGCTATCTGAGCCGTACTAACAGCAGAGGTTAACATTCTCCGATCGATTACTTCGGAGATGGCCTTGAGCTCGCGAGCCTTGACTAAAGGCGGCTTTGCTCGAGGATCCCCTTTCTCTATATTCATAGAGAGGAATACGCCTTGCCTAACACCAAACAGGTCCTTTGCAGTACCCATTCGTTGACCGTACCCTAAGCGCGCTTCAGTTTCCTGAAACTGCCGGGTGTCCGCCTGGAAATAACTCCATAAATCTGATTTTGAGGCCAGATGGGCGAACTTATTGTACAATGAAGCTAGGGAGACATACTCTGAAGGTTTATCTTTCTTACTCAGTTCTTGTTTCAGCCATAGGTATTTTTCATACCTGACTGCATACTTCAGACCTTTCGGATTGAAACCCAAACCGAATGGCTCAGGGATATCGCTAACCAGTTTACAAACTGCTACCTGATCTCTCGTTAGAAAGTGTTCAGATATGGCTTGAGGGCCTAAAGTCCGCACGATGTCTAGAAAACTGACATCACTGGTTGTTGAATATTTGTAACCATGGTACACTAAATTAGCGAAGATGAGCTTTCCAGCAAACTCGGAAGCAACCCGCGATTCCAAACATTTCTGCTCAGAAATCGGACAGGACAACTCTTTGAGAAGCTTTCTATACTCTCGATGCAGACCCTCGGATTTCGTAACGAAATCGTCGCCCAAGACAAGAAAACTGTCTTGGATTTCATCCAAAGGAAGGCCGGCTTTCAAACCGGCACATATAGCTAAACATGAATGTGCTAATGCAAATGCCGGGAAACTTGGTCCAGCCCCTAAAGGCTGTCCAATATCCCACGACACCAACTTGCGTTCACCCCACATTAATTTGTAGGGGCTCCTCGATACGAGCTCAAGAAGACGTACGTGACTTTCGTCAATACCTATACGGCGCAACAAAGAGGTTTGTAACCCCAAAGGAAAGTTGTTTGTTGCATCAGACAAGTCAACCGCGAATACGCAGTTTGACTGATGTAGCCACTCCTGTACTTTTAGGATACCCTTACTCTGATCGTGTGTACAATCAAAGGTAAGACGGCTCACGGCCGCCAATAGGCTCACTTTAAGCGGTTCCAAAGCCGCCTGAAGAATGAGGTTAGGGCTTGCGAAAGCACGAAACTTCATACCCGGTTCCTGTGAGGAACCGATGACACCTATTGGTTCAGTTGGAGGAACAGATTTACTCCAATCGCCAAACGCGTTATGATACGGGTGAACAAGCTCGAAATAATCCGAGCCCACAGAACCCAATGCCGCAAGGACACTAGGGAATGGGTGGAACTCTCTGCCTGCGTCCGTACCTAGGAACGTCAGCAACTGGCGTTCAGCATAAGCGACAGCCTTAGCATCTCCTTCTACACCCTTCTTTCGAAGAATGTATGAGAGAGCGTCCGGCGCCTCTTGTAGCTTACTAGTCCAACCGGTAGTACCGAGCATGCGCATTATCGCATTTTCAGACCGCTTCCATTCTTTCGTCTGGGAAAGCGTTTCAGCTTGATCATTTCTGACCTTAGCCTCTACTACACCATGTGTGACAGAGCCTAAGAACTTTCGTTCCTGTGCCGCTGTCGGGCACGCTCGCTTGGGAAGAACCAAACTTGCGTATACCATCAGCGCGTTGAAGGCACGCTTTCTATGTTTATGGCTCGAGTGTCCTAACATCTCCCACACCGGTTTCCAGGGTCCTTTTGGGACTCCGTTCGTATGTGAAATCCAAGGGAAAGTTGCGCTCCCCCCCGCCAGAACATCTACAGCAGCCTGCTTTAGGATCTTAAGGCGTCTCACGACGTTTTCAGGTCCCTCAGCATTCACCTGCTTCGTTATAGTGTCAATCAATGGAAGTGTTACTTCCTTAGAAAGACCAACACCACGAAGCTTTTGGCACAGCTCATTCCTTAACGCTTGACTTACAGTCATAGCAATGCCCCTCTTTCAAAGGTGTGTTGCACGTTGAGATCAAGTCGACCAGACTTGAATAACCTAGACTCACAAA